CTAACGAAATAAGGGGGCTTTCGCCCCCTTAAATCACTTGTATAGATATTGATAGTCAAACCTGTCAGCCGTTTGCATATCCTCAAAAACCACATTGTAGCTTTCGTCGTCGATGCGCTCGACCCGCCTGACTATGGCTGTCACCAGCCTGCCTTTCGGGCCAGTCACGCTGACTAGGTCGTCGGGTTTAAAACTTGGTTGTTTCATATTTGCCTCTTGTGAGAAAAGTGCGGCTCGACCAAGGGAGAAAGATCGAGCCGCGAGGGAAGCCGCGCCAAGGGAGGAACGGCGCGAGCTATTCATATTAACTTAAACGAGGCCGCTTTGCCAAGCTGCCTTGTCGCAGCGCCACGTTCAACAAGCGCGGTCATATACCTGTGAGCCTGTGCTGGGTGCATATTCATATGCTCAGCGATCTCTCTGACAGTAGGCGTATATCCGTGCTTTCTGACGAACCGGCTAAAGACGCGCCGGAAGTGAGCCTGCTTTTGCGTTAGCGCCACTTCAGTCATTGTCTACTACCTTCACGCTCAGGGTTGATTGCCGCACGATGCGGGCAGGCTTCGCCGGGGTGGTCTTGGCTGGCTGCGCTTTGAAGTTACGCATCGGCCAGCGCACCTGATAGGCAACGTTTCCGACGACGCCAGCGGCTAGTTCGTGGCTGCCCATATATTCTTTGAGCGCAGCCTCAGCTTCGTCAATGTCGGCTTCGGCGGCACGCTTTGCCTCTTTGGCATTGACGAGCTGGCCTAGCCAGTCGGTCTGGTCGTCGGGCAGGGTCAGCGTCTCAGCGCCGTCATCGACGCGTGGGTAAGCTGTATTGCCGTCAGAACTGCTCAGTACCGGATACCAGTCGACGTCCATCTTGCGGCGCTCGAAGTCCTCAATGGCGTCAGAGATACGCGCCTGAATAGCGGCGTCGGCTTGGTATAGGAAAATGCGTAGCTCCACACCGCCGTATAGCACGCACACAGCGCCCCACGTCATCTTGGTTGACATAAGCTGCCCCTGAAGTTGCAACGGCCCCCTGTGAGGCGCTGGCGCGTCCTCTGGCTTGGAGCTGGTCAGCTTGCTCTCTAGCACGCCCAATCCGTCCACCCAGACTGGCCCATTCGGGCAGATGATGCCCTTCGACCAGTCGGTGTCGACGTTGTGACCAAGCCCGCCGTCAGCGGTGCCGTCGAGGGACACGGCAAACGGTAGCGTGTCGTGGAAGATTGCCTCATGTTCGAGCTGCAAGTTGGTCAGCCCTAAGCGGTCGGCGGCGGTGGTCAATATGACGCTCTCCAAGGTGTCGCCCCAATCGCAAGCCTCATTGCCGTTGAACGGCTTTGGGTCGGGCTTGCCTTCGATAGCTGCCAGCACGGATGCCAGCAGATCGTTTTGTGTGTCGTATGGGCTTAGCCCCATAAGCGCCGGAATACGGCTTGCGGTGACGATATCGTCGGGTGTCTTTTTACCTACCATTTTTATTTCTCCTGTTTGACAAGGCCTCGTAAGTTTCGGGGCAAGCATCAGACGGACTTAATTCGATCAATATCGGTAAATCACGAGATATAGCTTGGTATGCGGCTGTACTGAGGGCAGTAGTTTTGCTTGCGTGATACCATCTGCCAATTTCTCCATCATCAGTAATCACTGTGACGAGCCAAGGCATTTCATCGTTTTCAACTTCAATAATCAAAATTGCATTAGTGAATGCGCCGGTGCTTGCGTCTTTACTTGGAATTGGGCGATACTCTTTTGCAAGATTTAGAACTACGTTTTTCATTAGTTTACTCCTTGTTCTTTTCTAAGGTTTTGGTTGTTGCCGTGTATTGGCTCAATGCCGACGGCCTGTTCTGGCGTCCATCCATTTCTGACACGCCAAGACACTGTTTGTGGGTTTATGCCGGTTTTTCTTGCGGCTTCTGATATTGAGCTAAACCCTTTTATTTTTATTGAATTAGACCAAGAGCGCCTTGGTTCAAGCCCGAACGCCTCAGCGATTGTCCACCCATTAGATAGTCGCTGCGTTACGCACCCAGCCCTAATCCCAAAATGCTTTGATGCTTTTGATATGCTGGGGAAAAGCAAATCACCAACAATAATCTTACTGCCACGACTTGTTGGGCGGTCTCTTTTTTTAATCTCAAATGTCTCTTCAAGTGACCAGCCCATTTTTTTTCGAGAATGATACAAATTGTCCGATATGCCGTAATGCTCGCAAGCCTCTTTTATTGAGGTAAATTCTTTGCCCATTACACATATAGATTTTCCAATAGAAATCGTGGCGTGATGTTTCCCATTGTACTTTTTAATGTTTGCAGGGGGCGCATCAATCTCAACTGCTTGCCTTGGTGTCCAGCCAGACCTTAAAATCCTGTGCCTGATATTATGAACGCTGACAGTGAAATGCTCTGCCAAATCGCCGCACCCATAATATTTTTTGCCGTCAATTTCATACAAATCACCTGAGGCCAATTTAAAAGTTGGGCAACCACCTGATTTTACGTTGTACCCATTTGGGTATTTGGTGTTTAGTTTTTTTATCCAATACCTTTCTGCGCGGCTTAATGTTTTTAGGTTTTCAGTCTTGTCCAAAATTTCAAACTTGAAGGCGTCTTGACCATAAACCCTGATAGCGTGGGCTATGGTTTTGGCGCTTCCTTTTTTAGAATTTCTAGCTTTAGCAAAATGCTCCGTGACGCGCGGCTCTAAGGTTTTTCTGCGCGTAAGCCCAACATACTGCATACCGTTGACCGTATTGGTCGCAAGATAAACGATCATACCGCACCCCCAAAGCGAACCATCAGCGCCCAAACATTATATTCGGTCGTGATCATATTGGTGAAAAACGTGATGGCAAACGCCGTCACAAACAACATTCCGATTGTGTCTTTAAGCATTAGCTTTCCCCTTCCGGCTAAGTGTTTTAAGCTTGACCCTATATTTGCGACGCTGGTGGTCGCGTTGCCCTCTGGTCAATGGTGGTTCGCCAAAGTTAAGGGCTGACGAACCGCCCCACTTGTTTTCAAAAGTCACAGGGTCAGCCTTAATAAAGCTGCCCGCGATGTCGGCTGTCTGAGCCATTGGGTCGTCTTCAAATCCCATAGGTGTCTCCCTTAGGTTGGGGCGGGGCTGTTAAGCCGCCGCCTGTTCGCGCATTACAGCTAAGTCAGCCGTGCTTACGACGTGGCCTCCGTTTAGCTTTTTGCCATTTAAATAATAAAAGATGATCTGAGCGTGGATTTCACTGGCACCATCAACAGCCAAGCCACAGTCCAGCATTTTCTTGTGGATGCGGCGACGCTGAGCGATTGACGCGTCGCGCAGATAATGGCGGTAAGCATAGTTCCAGAAATAAGCTACGCCCATATAGTCTGGCGTGCCGACAAAGCCCTTGTCTAAATTCAGGACAGCTTCAGTGGCGTTCCAAGAAACAGCATTAAGATTGATTGAAAAATCTGACATTTCGGTATCTCCCTTGTAAGTAAACGTTTTGTCTCTCTTGTCTTAAGAATATGGGCTTGATATCAGTATATGTCAACAACTATAGCAACATATTTTTAGGATGATATTAAATGTCTGAAATTAAACCAGTTTTGCTACGGCTTAGAGCCTCGACGATTGAGGCGCTGAAAAAAGAATTAGAGTTATCGGCTCACCGTAGCCAGTCGTCTCTGGCCGACGAGCTGCTGGTAAAGCAGTTGGAAAGCAATGTGCGTCAGCGCCACATCCAGACGACTATGGATCACCAAGCGGGTCGTGTTTGATGGTGCGCCACCGAAAGGTCATCCGACAAATGCAGTTTATGCGTGAGATTGTCACCCGGCTGCGCGCGGGGCTTTCTAATTACGCAGAAAACGGACAGGAGAAATTCCCCATATTCTATCACGGCGACAGCTACTGGATGGAAAGCATGAGCGTACATGACATAGATTACGACGAAGTTTTATCAGATATTGTGGACACGCTCGACAAGGGCATGAAAGAAATCGTTGAGCTGCAAGAAGCAAATTGCACTTTAAGGGATAGGGTGAAATGGTAAACGGAAGAAACAAAGGGGCTGCATTTGAGAGGCAGATCGCGGGCATGTTGTTCGATGAGTTGGGCATAAAGTTTAAGCGCAATCTTGAGCAGTACCAGATGAAAAATCTGGCAGACCTGACAGCTTCAGACGCATCGTTTCCGTTTTTATTGGAACTAAAAAGATATAAAAATTCCGTGTCACCTTCTTGGTGGGATCAAATAGTGACCGCCGCCCGCACGTCAGACGGCAACCCTAATGACTGCCTGCCGTGCCTGATCTGGAAGCTAGACCGGCAGGACATTAGCGTGCGGATACCTATTGAGGCGCTGGCAAGGTTAGGGCGGCCACTGGCTCAGGATGTGGCTGAGGCTTACGACTGGCGCTACACGGCGATGCTGTCTTGGCCTGACTTTATTATGGTGTGCCGCGACTTGATGGCGAGGGAATAAGACATGCTCAGGATGCTAGACTTATTTAGTGGCATTGGCGGCTTTAGTTATGCTGGCGAAAAGCTGGTGGGTGGCTACGAGACAGTCGCGTTTTGCGAGTATGATAAACACGCGCAGAAGGTCTTGCGTAAGCATTGGCCTGACACAGAGATAATTGATGACGTTAGGGAGTTAGCAAATGACGCAGATAGATTTAGAGGATTGGTTGACATTGTTGTCGGGGGATACCCCTGCCAGCCCTTCTCGTCTGCCGGGAAGCGCAGAGGCGATAAAGATGACCGACACCTCTGGCCGGAAATGCTTAGAATTATCCAAGCTGTCAGGCCGACTTGGGTTATTGGAGAAAATGTTGCTGGACACATCTCTATGGGCCTCGACGAGGTGCTATCTGACTTGGAAGCCGAAGGATACCAAGCAAGGTGCTTTGTTATTCCGGCTGTCGCCGCAGACGCCCGCCACCGCAGAGACAGATGCTGGATTGTGGCTCACTCCTCGGTCAATGGAGATAGACGAGACGCCGGAAAATTTCAGGAAACGCATGAACAGCAAAAGAAAAAAAGACCGCAAGAATGGGTTTGCGAACCTGACGCAACAAGTGAAATACGGCGGGAAAAATTCAGAGGAAACGGAACTCCAGCGCCAGACGGAGGAACCAAATCTATGGGCAACGCCAAACGCGATGGATCATCTGCCGCAGCGGTCAGAGGAGAGCCTCAAGAAGATGGCGGAAGGTCATCGAAAGGGCAGGGCGTTGCCGAGCAATCTGCGCGAGCAGGTAGACCCAGAGACGGTCAGGAAGTGGCGAGAGGCGCAGGAGCCGAAGATGTACCCAACGCCGACAGCCAGCGACTTCAAGGGGTCGGGCAGAAACGAGACAATGAGGGATCGGCTGGATTATGCGGTGGAGAAGCCAGATGGGAAAAGAGTTTCTGGGAGCCTGAACCCGCAGTGGGTCGAGTGGCTAATGGGGTACCCGGTCGGGTACACAGACTTAAACAATTAGGCAATAGCATCGTGCCGCAAGTGGCGGCGCGGATATTGTGGGCTATCAAGGAGGCGCACAATGGCTAGGCCAATGTATGAGACAGCCGCCGACCTCGACAATGAGCAGCGCGTGGCTAACCTATTGTCAGGCTCCGGCTATGATATGTATAAGCTGCCAATGCGCTACGAGCTGGACTTTGCCATCCACGACCGCAAGGACGGTAACAGCATCTGCGGCTTTGCTGAGGTCAAGGCGCGCAAGGTAATGCACGACGCATACCCGACAGTAATGATTAGCCTCAGCAAGGTGCTGAAGGCAAAACAGTTGACAGATAGCACTGGTTTAAAGTGTTATCTATTGCTTCTCTACATAGACTGCCTCGCAAAGCTCGACTTTGCGGCGGAGTTTACGGTGGCGAAGGGTGGTCGGGCAGACCGAGGCGACCCACAGGACGCCGACGTCTGCGCGTACTACAAAGTGAGTGACCTGCAAATCATCAGGTCTTTTGATAACTAAAGTTGACGTTAAGGAGTTAAAACGTTATGGCGCTAGGATTTAGCACAGAAAACCGTGGCAGCGGTGATATTCTGCCAATCGTGAAGTTCGATGCAAAGGGCGGAGACTGGATCGCTCAGGATCGAGTACAAGGTGCAGACGGCACTTGGGGTAAGCAAGAGAACGAGCTTGCCACGCCGTTCAAGTTTGTGGCGGATATGGCGGCAATGCAGGTGGGTTACCTGTCATTTGCGTCAGGCGCACCAGACTTTCATATGGTGAATATTGGCGAGCCTATGCCAGCCAAGCCAAGTGACGAGCATAAGCAGGCGGTTCGCTTCCGCGTCTTGATCCAAGGCGAGGCAGGCCCGCGCGAGTTTAGCCATTCAGCCAAGACAGTGTTACGCGTCATCGACGCGCTGCACGACGAGTTCGAGGCTGAGAGGCACGCAAATGCAGGCAAGGTGCCGGTCATTGAGGCTGGCACACCTGAGACAGTTAAGGTGCAATCGCCGCAAGGTGAGCTGCGCTTTAAAGCGCCAAAGCTGACAATCGTGGGCTGGACTGACCGTCCGGCTGCGATTGACGGCGCGGCGCAAAACGAACCCGCACCGGAGATGGTCGCGCCGCCAGTGGCGTCGGTGTCTCCTGTAGCCACGGCAGGCGCAGACCTGTTCTAGTGCGGTTAGGTGGGCGGCGCTTTGCCCCTTGTGCGTCGCCCACCGTCCTACAAGGGCAAAGGGGTGAGGGTTATCAGATGACAAACATAGCAGCACACGCTGAAGCAGTCGCAAAGGCTTATTGGGGTGAGCCTGCGGTCAGGCGCGGTCACATATTGCGCTGGGGTACGCACGGCTCGAAAGAGCTGGACTTGCGTAAAGGCACTTGGTTTGACTTCGAGAATAATGAGGGCGGCGGGGTCGTCGACCTTGTGCGTAAGAACGAGGGCGCGACTATCCTTGGCAGTATTCCAGACATTCTCGAAAAGAAATTCGGTATTCAAAAGCAGGCGCAAGTCAGCCTGCAACCGGCGCGGTTTATGAGCGCCTGCTACGATTACATAGATGAACACGGCGAGGTGCAATATCAGGTGCGCCGGTACGAGCCAAAGACGTTTCGCCAATGCCGCCCAGACGGTAAGGGCGGTTGGCTCTACAATATGGATGGCGTTGAGGCTTTGCCGTATAATCTGCACCAAATCCTAGCGCGGCCAGACGAGCCGGTGTTTATCGTGGAAGGCGAGAAGGCGGCAGAAAAAGTAGCCACAATAGGCCTTTTAGCCACAACGAGCCACGGCGGGGCTAAGAAGTGGCAGCCAGTGCTAAACAGGTGGTTCGAGGGGCGTAACGTTATCGTCCTGCCGGATAACGACGAGGCGGGTAAAGCACATGCTGATATGGTCGTCGCTAACCTGTTCGGCGTGGCTAACCGCATAAAGCGCGTTGAGCTGCCCAACCTACCGGACAAGGGCGATATCGTCGACTGGCTGGTCAGCAACGACAGAGACGCGCTAATGGGCGCTGTAAAGGCGACGCCAGTTATCGAGGCTGCCCCTGAGCCAGTCGTTGAGGCGGATGATTATAACAACGATAATAATCAAGGCGATTACTTCGAGTTCGTCGACGAGCAGTACCTCATTAACATGCCGCCGGTAAGCTGGGCGGTTGGCGAGGGCGACGTCGGGCTGATTACGGCGCACGGCCTGAGCATGATTTACGGCGCACCGGGCAGCGGCAAGAGCTTCATTACGCTCGATATGGCGCTCTGTCAGGCTCACGGCATCGAATGGCAGGGTATGCCAACAAAGCAGGGCGACGTGCTTTACATCGCCGGTGAGGGCGTTGGCGGTATGGGTAAACGCATCAAGGCGTGGAAGATGTCGCACAAGCTGGGGATTAGCGGGCATTTCCATATGCTGCCAATCGCGGTCAATTTCCGCGATCAGGCCGACATAGAGAAGCTGATACGCTCGATTGAGCGTTTAGACCGCAAGTGGACGTGTATATATGTCGACACATTAGCCAGAGCGCTCTTGGGGGCTGACGAAAACAGCTCGCAAGAGGCTGGCTTAGCGGTCGCGGCGGCTGACGCACTGAAGCATAAGTTCGAGTGTGCGGTCGTGTTTGTTCACCATTCGGGCAAAAATTCTGAGCGCGGGGCAAGAGGTTCGTCGGCCATTCTAGGGGCAGTAGACGCTTCGATTGCGATTACAAAGGACGAGAACCTTGTGACGATGTCCGTTCAAAAGCAAAAAGACGCCGAGCCTATCGACGATATTACGTTGGAAATGACGCAAATTGCGTCGCCAAACGGTAGCTCAATCGTGTTACAGCGCACCGATGAACAGAAAAAGAGCGCGCCAAAGAAGGATATAAATATGCAATTAGCGCTCGAAAGCCTACAAGATTACATCATAAAAATGGAAAATAAGCGGCCAAATTACCGTGCTTGGTGTGCCTATCATGCCGAAAAAACGCCCGATCACACGCGACAAGAGCAGTCTAAAGCGCGGAAGGATTTGCAAGCCGCAAGGATAATAGCTATCGACGATAATAAGGTATGGATTGTTAGTGAAAACAAATAGATAGGTCAAATTTGTCGCGTCGCCGACAAATGTCGCACCGAAAACCGACAATCGTCGGTCGCACCCCCCACACTAGGGGGTGCGATGCGACCGACAAGTTTATGGACAAGAGACAGGGGATATAGAAATGGTGGCTAAAAAGACGAGGGGTAAGCCGAAACCAGACAAGGTTTACTATGCGCCTAATCAGGCGGCGATGAGGCGGATGCAACAGGCGCTGCACAGGTACGATGATGTCGTGTCGGATATGGAGCGTCGGTGGGGTGTAGATAGGCTGGTGTGGTTAGTGCCGGTAGATTTGCGTGATAGGTTCGAGGCGCAGATGGATAGGCTTAACGCCGCCATCGACAAGTGCGACGGCGTAGAGCATGAGGTCGAGGTGACGCTGCGCGGTGTGGCGGCGCTAGAACAGGCAGCTATCGCCGCTGGCGTAAAGCCGCTGACCGGCGAGTGGGTAGAGGGCAGGATGCCAGACGGAACGACGCTGGCTATCGTGCCGACGGATTACGAGGTGAGCCGGGTCAAACGTGATAACCGCGAGATGCAGGTTTACAGCGTGGACGAGATTGGGCGTATTCTGGGTGACTGGCACGCCAGTAAGATGGTAGAACAGGTGAAAGACGTATTTACCGGCGCTACGGTCGAAAAGGTGAAGACGAAGCTGGAGACAACGCTAAACGACGAGATACCGTTCTGATGGATTACGATAACGAGCGTGAGGATATTCTAAAGGATCGCGAGTATATGCTGCTCGGCGTGTCAACGTGGATCGACGTGCGTACATTGACGGTGAACGTGCAGCGAACTAAAACCGGCGTGAAGGTGGATATATGGCCGCGTGAGCTATTGCGCGGGTATGATCCGATTGCTAGTGTAGAGGTTCCTTTTCCTGAGGGTAGTAGCGATGATTGAACAGGGCGACGGAAGCTGGGAAATGCGGCTATCGAAGCAACGCTGCCCGCGTTGCTACTCGCTGCTGACGTACAAGGGCGAAGATTTAACAAAGCGCCGGTATGAGTGCGTAGTGTGTAATTTGAAAGTAATTGACGTAAAGGGTGAAGAGAATGAATAGAGCTGAGGTTTTAGATACAGCGAAAGAATATGTGACCAAGGATCGCGCCGCCGATCACGGTAATATGGAAGATAACTTCAATACCATTGCGCGTTACTGGTCTGAGCATTTGGGTCACAAGGTATCGGCTAACGACGTTGGGATTATGATGTCGCTGCTCAAGCACGCCAGAATGAAGAGCAATCCATATCACACCGACAACTATGTTGACGCGGCTGGTTATGTGGCGTGCGCCGCAGAGTGCGTGGACGTTGATGGGTAAGGTGCTGGATATCAATAAGGATAGGCATTTTGTGCAGTTCTTCACAGAGCCGGTGGACTGCGAGTGGTGCGAACAAGAGACGCACGGATATGTTTTTGAGCGTATGCAATCAATCATATGCTCGAAATGCCGCCAGCCTTTGCTGGTGATCGAAGACAAGCCGACGTTTGTTTTAACATTGGAGCCAGACGACGATGTCAGCTAAAATACCCGAAGAGGTATGGGTCGAGTTTCTGACTAGGGTGACAAGTGGTCGCTCCGGTCAATCCGTCTGCAAAGACAAGGACATGCCGAGTTGGGGTGCAACTTGGAACAAGATATACAACGATAAGGACTTTGAGAGGCGCTACATGAGCGCCTTAGCGTCGCGTGGTATGATCTATGCAGATCAGCTAGACGAGATCAATAGGCGCGTCCTAAGCGGCGAAATAGACCCGCAATCGGCAAGGCTTGTCGCTGACAACTATAAGTGGACGGCGGCTAGGCTTTTGCCAAAGGTTTATGGAGATAAGCAGCAAGTCGACGTGACGCATGAGGCTGGTGGGTCGTACCTTGAGCTGCTTCAACAGGTGAACAATGCGGCTAAACTAAAGCACGTTCAGGTGGTCGAACATCAAGAGAAAGACACAACTGACGCACTACACGCGCGCGAAATCAACCGGATTTCGGTTAACAACGATATGCCTAAAAAACAGGCAAACAGGCAGAAAAAAGGCAAAAAGTTATCCACAGGCAGCTAAGTCATTGTATTTGCACGATACGCGTTGCGCATAATTAACGTTATGCGACATTTCTGCAAAATATGTGGAAAGTTAACCCAAAATCAGTTAACCCCCCCCCTTTCGCGTGCGGGCGGGGGCGGGAAGAAAAATATAGACCCCTTACCACCCACCCCCCTTCGGAGATACACGCATGACTGACACCCACGCCACCGTCGAAGCTATAGCCGCATTACGCGCCGACCCCGCGTTATTCGTCGAGACGGTACTGCAAGCCACCCCTCAGGCGTGGCAGGCGCAGGCGTTGCAGGCCATAGCCGATAACGACCGCGTGGCGATTAAGTCCGGCCACGGCGTCGGAAAGACCGCGTTTGAGAGCTGGGTGGTTCTGTGGTGGCTAATGACGCATTATCCGTGCAAGGTGGCGGTGACGGCCAACAGCGCGCACCAGCTATCGGACGTCTTGTGGACGGAGATCGACCGCTGGGCGCGCAACATGCCCACCGCTTTCAAAGACCTACTCGAATTTAAGTCGGATAAGATTAGCCTACGCGGCGCGTCTGACAGTTTCGCCGTGGCGAGAACGAGCCGCCGCGAGAACCCTGAGAGCTTGGCGGGCTTTCACAGCCCCCACATGTTGTTTGTGGTCGAAGAGGCGTCTGGCGTGCCTAACGTGATTTTTGAGACGGCCAGCGGCGCGTTATCGACCCCCGGCGCGAAGATTATTATGTGCGGTAACCCCACACGGTCGGATGGTTATTTTTACGACGCGTTCCATAGTGACCGCGACAAGTGGCATTGCATTACGGTGTCGTGTAGTGAGGGCGATTACGTCGACCCGAAGTTTATCGACGAGATGGCTGGCAAATACGGCGAGGACAGCAACGTTTTCCGTGTGCGCGTCTTGGGCGAGTTTCCGACGCAGTCCGACGACGTGCTGTTGCCGCTGCATTTGGTTGAGGACGCGGTAAAGCGTGACGTTGAGGCTGGGCCGACGACGCCGGTTGTGTGGGGTTTGGACGTCGCGCGCTTTGGCGGTGATCGCTCGGCGCTTGCAAAGCGTCAGGGCAATATCTTGGTCGAGCCGATTAAGACGTGGCAGAATAAGGACTTGATGGAGCTTGCCGGTATCGTGTTGAGCGAATACGACGCCGTGCCTTACTCGAAGCGCCCGCAGGCGATATATGTGGACGCGATTGGCTTGGGTGCCGGTCTGGCTGACCGCTTGCGCGAGCTGGATTTACCCGCCGTTGCGGTGTCGGTGTCGGAGAGTGCCAGCCTGAAGGACCGCTTTAACCGGCTGCGCGATGAGCTGTTCTGGGCGTGCCGCGAGTGGTTTGAGGCGCGCGACTGCAAAATACCGCTGGACGACACGTTAATCGCTGAGCTGACCGGCGTTAGGTATAAGTACCTGTCGACTGGCAAGCTGAAGGTTGAGAGCAAGGACGAGATGAAGCGACGTGGGCAGAGATCGCCTGACGTGGCTGACGCGTTTGTGTTATCCTTTGCGGGCCAAGGCGCGGTTGCTGGCGGCTACTCAAGAGGGTATAATCACAATCGCAGTTTGAAACCAAAAACGAATTGGGTGGTTTGATGGCCTCACCATATGAGTACGGAATGACCGCCGAGGGCGAGCGTGGCTTATTAGGCTTGCTTGGAAATATGTTTACGCCGTTTAGGCGTCCGGTCATATCTGCACCAGAAGAGACCTATATGGAGGCCGACGGCGCGCTTTACCCGCAATATCAAGCTGGCGTCTATGGCGACCCTGAGTTTGGGTTGCAATATATGCCTGCATACCGCGCCATCTCTGGATTACTGTCTGACCCAGACGCTGCGGTTGATGCCGCTTCCGCTATGCCTGAGGCAATGCGTCAGGCGGCTAATGAGCAGCTTTTGGCTGGTACGGACATTGCTTACGGCGGGTCAGGCCTTTTGGCTAAAGAAGATGGCAAAAGCATAGGTTACGACCCTCTTTTTGTTGCCGCACCTCTCGCTCCGTCAGGTCTAGCGGCCAGAGCCGCTGGCGGGCCAGCTCTAGGAATTTTCGGGGGAAAAACAGCGAAAAGGTTTCCTGTCACCAGCTCTGTAGATACCTCTGATTATGAGGCGCTCTTAGCAAGAGAGGCCGAGATACAGAAGGCCAGAGAAAAAGGGATGTTCGCTTATCCAAAAGATGAATGGGAGAATATGTTTGGAGAGTTAAAACAAATATATACTCAACTAGACCCCATAGAAAACAGGATAAAACAACAAAGACAAGGCCTTCTTGATGAGCTTGACCAAGTTATGGGGGCTGAGAGAACACCGGAAGCTGCTTTTAATGTTACGGAAAGAAAATACGGCACTGGTATATTTAAGTTGCCAGACGACCAATACAGGTTTGAAATAAACGATGAGCCTGCAAAGGTAATGTTTTCGCCTTGGGAAAAAGAAGGTGTAGGTAAAGTTGAGTTCTCGCCAAGCGCAAAGGTGACAAGGGCAGAGCAGTTTGGTTCTGCGCCGCCTAAAGAAGAGCTTAACCCTTACTGGAAAGAAAAATTCTTGTACACAGACAGCAAGCCTCTGTCTGAGGTTTTTGACCACCCAGAGCTTTATGAAAACTACCCAGAGCTAAAAAACATAAAAGTTAGTTTTAGCGACGAGATGTCAGACACGCTTGGCACTTTTTACCCGCAAGACAACCGGATAAACATCAATGTAAATACTTTCTATTCTAGCAGGGGCGACAAGCCAGTAACCTTTGAAGAGTTTAACGACAAGATCGCAGATGTCCTTGTTCACGAAATACAGCACAAGGTTCAGGAAATAGAAGGTTTCGCAAAAGGCGCGAACACTGGGATGTCCCCAAAAATTTTAAGAGAGGCAAGAAACAAGGCGGCCATTGATTATCAGAGGACGAGGCCAGCCTTTGAAGAATACAACGCGGCTTATGCTGATCTGTCAAACGCATCAAAAGCCAACTCTATAAAGCATTATGAGTTTATGTCGCAGAAGGACAATATACAGCCTCGATCCTTGTTTAACCAATCTGATTGGTACAAACACAGCGGCCGAATAAGTCGTGAGCTTGGGCAGGAGCTTGGGTTTGATTACAACAAGAGAAAATCCCCCCAAAGAGATCAATGGCTAAAAGCCGCTTTTGGAAAAATGGCAAAATACGCAAGGCAAGATAGCGCCGCCGCCGACCGTCTTGCTACTTCACTTTCTGAAAAAGAGTTGTCAAAAAAGATCAAAGAGCTTGGCAGGTCTTTGGACAAAAACAGGACGGCAAACCTTGACCACAGAAACGCTATGAGGGTTATTGAAAAACTCGACAGCTCGAAATTTGGCGACACTTACCAAGGCGCTTTTAATGTTTATCAAAATGTCCTCGGAGAGGCGGAAGCAAGGGCTGTTCAGGCTCGCAGAGGCGTAAGCAAGGGTAAACAATATCCTAAGCGCAACTTCCCATTTCAGCAGTTTGAGGAGGGTGGTATGGTTGCGCCTCCCCCAATGGGTCTGAAAAACACTTTTTTATTGGATTAAATAATGCCCCCACGCAAGCCAAAAGACCCACGCCTAGCCAAAGCTGGCGTCTCCGGTTACAATCAACCGAAGCGCACGCCCTCGCACCCGACCAAGTCGCACGTCGTTGTGGCGAAGTCCGGCGATCAGGTTAAGACGATCCGCTTCGGTCAGCAGGGCGTGAAGACCAACCAGACGGTCGGCCAGCGTGAGGCGTTCAAGTCGCGCCACGCGAAGAACATAGCCAAAGGCCCTATGTCTGCGGCATATTGGGCTAACCGTGTTAAGTGGTCGCCGAGCAAGACCAAATCGAGTTCAACCAAGTGGAAAAAAGGAAGTTAGCTATGGGATA